AGGACTTTCCAACAATGTATATTTAAATCCTGCTGGCACAACTGATTCTGGTGTAAGAACTGGAGCTTGTGGAGCTTGGATTAACTGGCTGATTTCCTGCTGAATTATGTTCTGGCGCTCATTAAATATCTGTAACTCTTCTTCGGTCAATTTAGTATCGAGCTTGCGTTGCTCAATCATCTGGAACTGACCTTCTAAGTTTTGAACTTGCCCAGCGACTTCTGGTGGCAAGCCAGCGGTCTGCAAGAGCATTGGTGTAGTCGTAGGCGCTACCCGTGGTGCTGGCGCTATAGCCTCTACTTCGGCTTCCTCAATGGTCGCAGATGGAGCAGGTGTAACGGCAGGGGTTACAGCTGGCGCAGCTGGAGGTACGGCTGGAGGAGCGCCTACGCCCAGTGCTGCTCGCATCTGAGCATCAATATCAGCCTGAGTAGGCGCTTTGGCTGCCTTCTCTGCTTCCTCTTTAGTCTTGGCTACTGCGCCACGATAAGCACCTGGACCAGCACCACCCATAGCACCCAATACAAAGTTAGCAAAGGACTCTTCGCCAATCTCTTTGATGACTGCTTTGTTAATACCTAAGTCTTTAGCGATGCCTTCTAGGAACTCTTGTGTGCCTTCTTCCGCTGCGCCAGCTGTAGTACCCAGTGCGATACGACCAAGGCGGTTCTTGACTGGACCAGTCATTAGTTTGTCAAACTGACCTGTGATTAATTTACCTGTAATGACGCTACCAAATGCCGATACAGAGCCTTGAAGTTGGGCTGCATATTCTGCTGCTTTATCGGTAACTACCTTACGGGCTTCTGCTGGATTTACCCCATCCTCAACCATTTTCTTAAAGTATGGGCTAGACTGCATCAGCTGCTCATCGCTGAGCTTGCCTACATACTCGGTAGCGTCTTTAACTGCCTCACCAGCACCCATACCAAAGCCGACTGTTCCAACAGCTTTACTGCTGCCTTTAGTTACGACTGCGGTTGTAATGATTGGGACTAAAGATCCTAAGACCTGAGATCCTTGCAGGGCATAGCCCATGAAAGATGGGTTCTTACCAAAAGATAAGTTCTCAACGCTTTGATTTTGGATAGACTCTAGAAGATTACCTTCTACCTGAGAGTCAGCAATAGCCTGTTTTCCAGCTGCTGATACGCTTTCACGGAAGCGTTCTGATACTTTCTCTCCTGCATCAGCCAACTGGGATAAGCCAGGAATACGAGGCAATTTAGAGATAGCACGATCTACAGCAATCTGATCCTGAGTTTGGCGCTCTTGTTGCTTCTCAAAGGACTCACCAGTAGCTTTCTTAATAAATGCCTTAGCGGTATTGGTAAGTAGCTGGGCTGGACCCTTCTTGACTAACTCTTCGGCAAAAGTGAGTGGGCCTACTTTAGATACAGGAGTAATCCCTTGTTGTTCAACAACTTGGCGAGGGATGTTACGGACTGAAGATTCTATGCCAAGCGGAATAGCTGCGGTAGGACCAATAGCCCCAGACGCAAACATTTTGGCTGGGTCTAGTAATTGACTTACTTCTTCTGAAACAACAATTGGGTCTTGATCCCATGGACTTTTGCCAGTTTTTACAACTGGATCTTGCTCCCAAAAATTTGCCATAGTTTTAGCTCTTAGTTCTTAGAACGCCATTTGGATCAATGTATTGTGTTCCTTTTGGTAGTCTATCTCTTTCTTCGGTAGTTGTAACCTTAACTGGTGTTTTTGCTGATGGTGCTTTGCCAGGTGCTGGAGGAGCACCAGAATCTTGTTGATTTGGTATGTTGATCGTTTTAAGTTTAAGAAGATCACGCAAATCAGGAGATAAATTTTCAAGAGCTATCTTTTGAGCATCAATTTCTATTTGATCAGGATTATTTTTATATTTTTTATGCAAAGCTGTTCCAACTTTATTTGCTCCAGCCGTTATTTGTGCTCTAGCATTTCCTAATAAAGTGTTATATGTAGTTTGTGCTCTAGAAAGATCAAGTGTAGCTCTGTTTATTGCGGTAGCTCCAGCCGTAGCCCTAGCTTGTTCAAGGGCTGCTTCTTTACCGTACAGTTGACCAAGTGCCGTTTGCTGCGCTCCAAGTAACCCAGTCTCACGGGCAAACTTAGACTTTTCTCTTTCAACACCTTGCTGTAATAGGATTTTTCCTAAGTCTTTTTCTTCTGCTTTACTTCTAGCATAAGATTTAAATCCTTCTTCACCACCTGCTCCAAAATTACTTAATGGGTCTTGTGATGTACCTTGCATGGTTCTTAAGCCAGCCATTGTGAGAGCGGCATAAGGAGCTATCCGCTTACTTTCAGCCATTTCAGCACGAATGTCTTTTTCTTGTGCCCTTGATTCTTTAAATGGATCATCGGTCTTTAAGCGTTTTATTGAGTCAAGCACTTCTCTTTCTAGTTGATCACGATAAGACTGCCGAGACTGAGATGCACTTTTAATGGCATCAACCCCACTAGGATCCCCGCCTTTTGCAAATGCAACAATACCGCCACCAGCCATATTTTCTGGAACCATCTCACCTGTACCAATACTGGCAATACCAGAACGCAGAGCAGGAGCCATGATCTGATCTGTCTCAGGATTCATAGCCATACGTCTACGCAATATTAGTTGTTCTTCGATCATGCCTACTTCTAATGGCGTTAGACCTGGTTTTTCTAATAGCGCTTCTAATTGGTCAGTGCTCATCATTTTAATATCACCGCCAGTAGCATAGGCTAAACCGCCTTGTGCCATTTTAACGGGACCACCTTTAGCTCCTTTAAATCCACCAGACATGCCATAGATACCTAAGGCAGACATACCTAGACCACCAAGCTGAGAGACTGCACTTGGGGGTGCTGTGTAAATCTGTTGGGCAGACTGAGACAAAGGAATACCACGGGCCATATCCGACATAAACGCTAACTGTTGATATGGATAGTTGCGTTGCTTGAGGAAGTCTTGATATCCCAAGTCCAGACCTTGCTGGGCTTGTGCTTGCTGAATAGCACCCACTTGTTGTTGAGCTGCATTAATAGCCTGCTCCTGTCCAAACTGAGTTTGACCTAACTGACCCAAAGTAGCGCCAGCCTGAGCTGCTTGGTTATAACCTTGCAGTCCTGCGGTAGTGCCAAACTGTTGCGCCTGCTGAGCGGCTTGGAATGCGTTTTGTGATCCCGTTGCCTGAATATTGGCTAGACCTTGTTGTAGGTTTCTATTGCGCTCTTGCTCTGCCAGCAATTGACGGGCGCCGCCATACGTTCCTTGACGGGCAGAACCTAGATTTGCACCGACATTACGCATCTGTGCGTCCCGCAGTGCCTCATTCTTTTGAACGTCTACGACATTCTGCATATAAGGCGACATGTAGGCAGCCTGTGCCTGAGGACTGGTAGCCATAGCACGGTAGTCTGCGCCTGCTCCTATTGCTCCTAATCCTGCTGTACCCGCTAAGGCAGTTCCCGCACCTATTTGTGATGCAGTCTGCATGTTTTGAACATTCTGAAATGCTTTTTCTTGTACAGGATTAAACCCAGCGATTCGTTGACCGCCATAGGCTTGATAAGGATTCTGATTGATATCTGTAAGAGCCTCGGATTTACCAAGCATGGTCTCAACATAAGGGCGGGCGTACTCAGGAATCGAGGTCTGTGTAACAGTCTGTTGTGCTGGAGGAGGAGCGCCACCGCCGCCACCGCCTTTACCGCCCCCACCACAAATGTATCCACCACCGAGCTTACGCTGGGTAACGCTGTCGCCTAAGGGTTCGCCAAAGGCTTCTAATTCTCTACGAGACCAATTCTGTTTCATGTTTTACCCGCTCCCTAATCCAGCGACAGTCAGCTTTATTCATTTCAAAAACTACCAAATCTCCGCCATCACAGTGCATGCCTGAAAAACGGATAGCCTCTTTAAATCCTAATTTCTTGTCATAATCCATAGCCTTGGTATTAAGACTATTTACAATTCCAAAAGTCTTTTCCATACCCAAAAAGTTAAAAGGATAATCAAATGCCGCAAAGAGTAACTCTTTGGGTGTATAGCCTCCTTTTAAATTAACCATGTGCATCTGACAAGTCTTTCCTATAAATGCTGTATAGCCGATAACCCACTCAATGTTACTGTCTGCATCGGTCCAAAATATGGCTTGAAAATCTGCACAAGGCTGAACACCAGCGTGTTCATATAAATATTTTTGTGCGACAGCTTTAGCTTCATTTGACTGAGCGCTCTGTATCATTTATGCAGGTAGGTACTTCTGGGCTTTAATCTGCTTACCTTGCTTCTTATTTCCTGTTCTGGCTTTACGTACTTGATCCATCATGGCATAAAGACGCTTAGCACCAGCATCCGTAGAGCCATTACCTAAATGACTCACTACATCCGCTGGAACAACGAATTCACCATCAGCAAGTCGGGCAGGCTGTTTGTTGCCAATAACCCCAGGAATAGAATCAGACATACCATCACCAGGACCTTTAAGCATCCTTCCTCCATCTGAGTACCCTCCCAAGCTAGTCATACCACCAGCTGCCATTGGTTGTGGATTTGTAGAATAACGATCAGTATTTGGATCAAAACTATAACCACCAAAAGATGGAGTTCCCATCGTGGGTTGATTAGCCATACTGTATTGCTGTGTTCCTTGATTAAATTGATACTTTGGAATTTGTACCTGTTGACCTTGCTCTGCTTGTCGAATTAAATCGTCAATCATTGTTAAACCACCAAAGCCGTAGTTTTGTACAGATCCGCCTTCTTTCATTTTCGTAGCGTTTAGAATGTTAATAAATTCTGACAGGCGACCACCATTGGCAAAACGTTGAGTTAATCTTGCACCACCCATTTTGTTTCTACCCATTGGGTCTTGCTCATAAAACGCAGACAGATTAGAATCCCGTCCAATTTGGCGGTCTACACCAACCCCAACTCTACGAACAGAATCTTCTACATTGCGGTCATATGGAGTGCGTTGAATATTAGCCATGGCATTTACCCTTGTTCGAGGATCAATGTTTTGCCCAATCTGAGCAATACCGCCATACATGCCTTTTTCTGGATCTACCATAGTGGGCGTAATATTAAAGTCCCTTGGCTGACCACCATATGCCTGCGTCATTCTGTCGCCATACTGAGCGCCTTCTACCATACTACTAATAGAAGGTCTCATTGCTTCTGCATAAGCTGGCATGTTTTTACGCAAAAATTCTTGCTGGTCTAATGCTTTGAGTGTTTTTTCTAATTCTTTAGTAGAAGAGCCTTTGATGTTTTTCATAATGATTCGATTGCGATCTTCATCTAAAATATCACCGCCATTAGAATATCCAAGACCAAATAGACCCTTTTGCATATTGCCCTGATCCATGCCCATAGCGGAGTAATCACCGCCTAACTCATCGTCTACTTGACCGCCTCGTGCTGCCATAACAGGCTCAGGTTGTAGATTTGGATTGACTGTGCCAGTTTTAGCAGAATAGGGTTGCAGTGCAGCAAATCCCTGATCAAAGTAATTGCGTTCTCTAGTATCTAGTATTGGATTTCCAGCGGCATCGTATTGTGCTGTAGCGTATGGGGCTGGGTATATACCAGTGGAAGGCGTTTGAGTAGACGTATATTCATGTGGTCGAATCATTCCAGGATCAGGCATTGCACCAGCCCCCGCTCCTTTTTGTCTGCCACCTAATAAAGATAAGGCTGTTGTTCCAGCTAATCCATAACCAAGCATTTTCATTCCGCTTGGACCAGCAGCTGCGCCAATAGGTTTACTTGCGGCTAAAATTTCAGCATTTGTCATTCCTTGCATAGCATTTGCAGCCATAATAGGATCTTTGGCAGCATTAACTGCAGCAATTCCTGCTGGCGAATTTGCTCCTGTTAGAGCTGGTGTTATCGTTCCAGGATTGGTTGTAAGAGTGGTGGCTGTGCTAGGTAATGTACCAAAACCAGCAAATGTTGGACCAGCCATGGCAGCCTCTACCCCTGCTCCTCCAAATCCCAAAGCACCAGATCCAAATGCACCTAGTCCACCAATAAGACCACCAGTGAGCATGCTGTTAAGGATATTGCCGTCACCAGTGACGGCACTGTATAGACCACCAACCCCAGCACCAATTAAAGCGCCACCGCCAATAATTGCAGCCGTTCCAGTACCAAGGCCAATAGCTGTACCAACACTTAAAGATACCGCAACGAATGCCATATTAGTTCCCTTCCAGCAAGAAGTCTTTTGAGTTGTCTACGCACATATTTTCTAGCTTTTCTATGTCGGTCTCTGGTGTTGAGTAAATGTTTTGAAATACAACTGTTTCAATAATATAAGCAATTTTACGCCCAGGCTTAGCCATAAAGGTCGTTGGAGCAACTAATTCTTTCTTATTACCCTGCTCGTCCATGACGATCATACGTCCTGTAACCATATTACAGAGATGCTCCATGCGGTGATGTTTGCCAATAATCAAAGCACCTGTTGGCATAGTTACTTCTTTAATATAGAGATTAGGTCCAAAATGGTGTTTTTCTTCGCATTTAATCTGTGGCTGCGCTTTTGCTGTCTGATATAAATTACCGATCTTTGCTTCTAAAAGAGATGCGGTTCTAGGCTTTATTGCAACAACGCTCATATCGTTGCCTTAAACTTGTACTTGGGATTGTCCGACCGCATAACCTGAGCACCCAACTGTTGGAACATCTGAATTGTGATGGGTGCTGGGATGGAGTCATAGACCGTGCTAATTCCTTTGTCTTTTAAGAACTTATAAAAGAAACGCATATCATTAGCCAAATCTTTAATTGTTCCGACTGTGAAGAAATGAATCTGAGCTACGTCTTTACCCAATGGTTTGAATCCCATAACTGAGCTTTCAAACGGAATTAACTGAAGGCCAGCTGCTATTTCCTTTTTGACCCCAGCCATTGCTGGTTCTACAGGCAAGCCTTTATTCTTAAAGTAATTTTCAATGACCTTTAACGTTTGAGTCTCTTTAATCTTTTCATTGACCGAGGTTAAACCGCCTTTAGCCATAGGAATTGGCATGGTCTGTGGCAATGCAGCAGGCGGATTTCCTTGTTTAGCAAGGGTTTGCGCTTGGTATGATTGTGTATCTATTAGACTATCAAAGAAACCCATAGAACCCTCATTATAAAATTGTTACCGTTACCGTTCCTACACTAGCTGTTGCAAATATTCCTTGGAAGTTGTTGGTCACTATTGTGACACTGCCAACCGTCCCAGTTCCCGAAACACCTTCTACATAAGCAAAGTTTGGCAGGGCTATCTTTAAAAACTCGCCATCCCGAAAGACTGTGCCTTCTGGCAAATTGTACCCCGATGTTGGCAAATTTAATAGCCGTAGCCCATCCATCTGTAAAGGTACGTTTGAGTCTTGTTGGGTGAAATATAGTCTTAGCGCCCCAATTAATTGAGACATGTGCTGTTGGTCGTATTCGAGCGGAGCCAGAGGTAGGGCTGGCGACCGAAAGCGTTGCATTCCCATTATCTGCGCCCATCTGGTCTGCCATCCAATCTAGGACTACCTAACTGCCATTGGACATTTAGTTCGGTCGAGGCAACTTCAATTGCCATCTGCCTAGCCCTAGCCCGCATAAAGATCTGTTCGGTGTATATATCTACCGAGGTCTCAATTACTGAGCCTGTCTCGGTGTTGGTGTAGGCGTTGCCAGGAAAATTCCTAGGTTTTATCAACATCGTGACTGTTGGTAAATTAGCGGTCGAGCCTTCAAAGTTCATATCAGGGATTATCCGTTTGGTGAGGATGAACTGATCTCCGTCTACAAGGTCAAAGTCTGAGGAAGCAATATAAGACTCCATTGCTGTTGTATCGTCATTTAAACCTTGCTCGTGGTTATAAATAAGACTATCTGAGGTTAGGGTGGTTGACACCACGCTTTGTGAGATATTGACGGTATAAGTCCCAGTCCCGCCTGTGCCTGTTCCTAAAGCGGTAATAGTCGTTCCAGGCAATACTCCTGTGCCATCCAAAACACTGCCTACCTGAAGACTTCCCGCAGTCACAGCAGTAATGGTTAAAGTCGTACCTGAAATAGAACCTGTCACATAAGTCCCAATAATGGCTTGAGGGTATTCCCTTAGAGGCGAGTCAGACCACGCAGTGCGGTCTATTGTGCCGTAGTACCAGATCTTTTCGAGGTGGTTATAGATGACGTAGGCGTTATTGATGTTGCTGTTTGCCGTTGGATAGAACCACCAGACTTCGTTCCAACCTTCATTAGTTCCTGAAACAATCTGATCGGCTTGCTCGTAGTTTAAATTTTGAAAGACGTGATTTCTTAATGTACAAGGAAGAGTCTCTACCCGCCCGCCATAGGCATAGAACTTATCATGCCCCATCCAATAGGCTGTGTTATTAACCGTAACGACCGACCGTGGGCTAAGGATTGAGATATTGTCGGCTAATTCCTGTAAACCAAATACGTCCGTAGTTCCTAAAAACTGTAATGAATTCAGGGTTCCCTCTGTATATACAAGGATCTCCTGTCTTGTTGCAACCGCACAAACAATAGCAGAACCACGGGATACCCGTAAAAATCCTGCTGAGTTCGTGACTAGCGGAGTCCATACATTAGGCTGGTCTTGGGTAGCAAAACGAATCAATAAAGGATCTACCGCTCCTCCCCCAAACGGTGTACAGCCAAAGGCTAATAGATGTTTGTCGTTTTGAGAGACTAAGATCTGCATTGCCTCTGTAGGCACATCAGCTGGAGCAACTCCACCTATAGTCGTAGTAGAAAGTAAAGTCGCTCTAGTCGATATTCCGCCCGAATACTGCCAATAATAGATAGCGCCATTACGAATATTAGCTACTAAATCATTGTCAAAGTTTTGTAAAAACCAATCCCGTTGAATATTTACTACAGGCGTATTTGAACCAGAATCCCAAGCTCCACGGCTCCACGTGCCTGCTCCCCAGCCATATCCTATAGAAGCAATGGCGTTTCCTACAGGTATTTGAAAGGCTGCGGTAATTCCAGTTCCACCACCTGAAGTCGAGGATGCTGCTGCCGTAGCGACCGTAATGGTAAATGTATTGGCTGTGACTTGATCGATTATAAACTCGGCATTGAACTCGCTCTGAGGTATTCCGCCAATTGGCCCAACCACTCCTGAAAAGGTTACATAGTCTCCGTCTGAAGCCCCGTGAGCCACAATTGTTACGGTAACGGTTTTAGAGCCATTGACCGTAGTAAAGCAGTTGTCAGTTGCTAAAGTCGTAAAAGTTGCCCGTATTGGCGTAATGTCGTATAAAATTTGCCCTGCTTCAATGTATAGTTTCTTAGACGTTCCTAAAGCTAGGTAATTATCATAAGAACCTGTAATCCAATTAAAGACTTGCCGACAGATACCTGCCACAACAAACGAACCATACCGTAGCCAACCGCCTATCTTTTGGGGATAGCCAGAACGGAAGCGAATTTTGTCGCAGTTATTCCAACCACCCTCATTCGTATAGTTGGTCTGATCCCTGTTTAAACCTGGCTTAAATTGTAGTTTTTGGAGTGGCATATTAGCTTAAAAATAAGGCACGTTCATCGTTCCTGCGGGTTACTAGACCTTTTAGTACTTTACCCCCAGCCAGTGTATATTTCAAGAACTCTTCTGCCGCCCCTTCCATTTCGCCCCGAAGAACCTTTTGACGGAGGGTGCTGCGCTGGAGCGTTCCGAGTCCCAGATTGAATGAGAAGCTAACCAAACCATCAAACTGACCTTGAGTCAACTTTACTGGGCAATACTTTTCTACGCCTCTCTCAAACCTGTTTAAATCGTTTCTCAAAATTTCGTCCACTTCTTCCATGGAAAAAGTTCTATTATCCCTTTCTTCCAACGGAAAAGAATCTCGCTCTTCCAGCTTTATTTGTGCTTGTCTTGGATATAGAACATGACCGCAACCTATGGTCCACAACTTAGCTGGACAACGGTATGGCTTTTGTCTTATGCCTTCGTGATGACGCAGCATTTTTAAGCATTTATCAGATACTTGCATTAGACCACCCAAACGAATTATGTTTGACCCTATACCTAACGGCAGCGGTGGTTAGACCATAATGTTGCGCTGCACATTTAACACCAACAAATTCACCGTCTGGGGTGATAACTTTAATCCGTGGGTATTCTTTGCCCAACTTAGCCAGACTCATTCTTTGTTTTTGTTTTTCCGTACGTTTCATTCCTTTTGACGGAGAAGGCTGTTTTGCTCTAGCCAAACGGATCTTTTGTTTTGTTTCCTCAGAATGAGATCTGCCAATCATAGGAGATGGCTGTAGTTTTCTAGCTTGTCGAATCTTTTCTTTTTGTTCTTCTGTAATAGTGCGACCCTTAAAAAGAGCGCTAAGTTTTGCTTTGGTTTCTGCTGAATGCGGTCTATTTAACCTATGCTGTTTATTGACTTCTGTGCTGACATTGTAGGTTTTGCGTAAATCGTCAGATAGTAATGACTTTTCAAAAGATAGCATATCTTCTTGATTTTCAAATGTTTTGATAATTTCTATTAAAAAATCGTCTTGTCCATAAGTATTCCAAGCGTTTTGAAGGTGCATAGAGTGATGCATATTTCTATGTAATAAGTATGTATGCTGATTAGTACGCCTTTTAAAATTCGTGGTAGAACCATAGTAAGCCTTTCCAGACGTTTTACTTTGGATGTGATAAACAACGTACATCATTTCTTACTAAAGGCTTGAGTCCCGAACCAGAAAGCAATAATTGAGGCTAAGATCTGCATCTCATCCGCATCAAACACCATTGGAATAGCCTCGGCAAACGCTACACCGCTAGACCATGCCCACCAGATAGAGGCTACGTCTACGATAATTAAGAGGAAAACAAACAGGTAGGTAACGACTGGGCGCACCGAAGCACGTAGGTTAATGATCCACTGAGAAGCACCC